TTGTTCTAATTCTTTTAGGAGAACTCTATCTCCAATTGGTTGTGCTACTTTGTCTGCCATAACTTATTTTAAAATTTTGATAAATGTGAAAATGTTGATTGTAACCAATCTAATACATTTGGAAATGAATCTAACATACGATGCTTCAATCCCAATTTTAGGAATTCTTGCTTCTCAAACTTTGTAATTGGTTCATAGTATCTGTCCATAATCTTCATTCTAAGGTTACCACTAAATTCTGGTTCTGATAATTGCATCAATTTACGATTTCTTTCGCAGATTTCCAAATTATTTAAGAATAATTCATGTGCTTTTGTTTTCTTATCCAAAGTATTTATATACTCAACCATTGTTTCGGTTGTATGTGTAGTTTCTTCGGTAAGAAGTGGAAACGCTTTTATGATTGTTTTGATTCCTAATCCATTGATACCTTCGATATTATCTGATTTATCGCCATCAATCATTCTGAAATTAATAAAGTTATGTGGATGAAATCCATATTCTTCTTTAACTTCGTCAATATTGTAAACTTTCTTTTTAGTTGGTGAATAAACCGATACATCTTTGTTTACCAATTGTAAAAAATCTTTATCAGAACTCATAATAATAACTTTCTCATCTTCTTGTCGAAGTTGAGTTGCTATATACCCAATAACATCATCAGCCTCAATACCATCGTAAACCATTAAGGTTACAGGTAGGGCTGTTAATAGTTCGGCTAATCCAACCATCTGCCTTCTCATAGAGATTTGCTCATCTTCAGGATTCATATCCACAGTGATGGCACGATTAAGGCGGATTTTGTTTTTAGCTCTATCGGCTTTATAACCTCCGTAAATTTTCTTTCTGCTATCTGAACCACCTTTGCCATCGAATACAATAATACATCGAGTTGGGTTCAAAGTACGGATAGCGTAGCCGATACTTTTTAAAGTACCGACTATGCCTCCAATATGGTCACCATTATCGTTTAGATTTGGTGCGGTTGACCAGGAACGGATGAAGGTATTAAGACCATCAATAATTAAAGTTTTAGAATTTTTATGTAAATCCCCAAAACTTTTGTGTTCCTCATCTATTTGTTTTAGTATATCTAAATACTTTTTATTAATCTGACTCATTAGCTACATCCGTTGTTTCATCAACTTCATCTGAAGCGGAATTTGTTTTATATTGTAAAATACACACCTCACATATCCTACGATATATTTGGTCTTTTAATTCTTCGTTTTTAAGAATATCTGCGAAATCCTTTGATTGGAATTTGATAACTTCGCCAGTATCGGTGTCGATATATTCATACCAAGCACCTGCTTGCTTTACCAATTTGTTATCTTTCATTACCCCCAACCAACTACCGAAGTTATCAATACCTCTATCAAAGAAGATATTGAAATCAGCATGTCTCAATGGTGGTCCTAAACGATTTTTGATAACCTGTGCTCTCACTTTAATACCAATAATTCTATCACCTACTTTAAGTTGTCCCATTGATTTCAAACGGAATCTAACAGAAGCATGGAATGCTAATGCTTTACCGCCTGATGTTGTCCAAGGGTCACTAAATGCCATTGCGTTCATCTTTTGACGAAGTTGGTTAGTAAACACTAAACAAATGTTTTGTCTACCAATCATATTCGTAATCTTTCTCATCGCTTTGGAGATGATGATTGCTTTATCAGTTGCGTAACCATCTTTATCGTAATCAGCCTCTAATTCTTTCTTTGTAGATGCTGCTGCTACTGAATCTACTACGATAGTTACCAATCGGTTTTTATCACCTGTTCTAACTTTCTCAATGATTGTTTCACAAGCTTCAAAAATACCTTCAACCGTATCTACTGAAACGTATAGTAACTTTGAAATATCAACACCAATTGCTTCCAAAAACTCCCTATTAACGGCAGTTTCGGTATCAATCAATACGGCTACTCCACCTTTCTTTTGTGTTTCAGCTAACAGATGGGCGGAGAGCAGAGATTTTCCACTCTGCTCTAAGCCCGTAATTTCTGCTATACGGCCAACTGGCAAACCACCATAAGGTCTATTAGAAACTGCAACATCCAAAAGAGCGTTACCCGTAGATACCCAATCTTTTACGTTGGTTGGAGCATCGCCCCCACCATCAGTAAGGAAGTATGCAATTCTCCCGTCCTTATTTTGTTTGTTTAATGAATCAGCGAGAATGCTCGCTAAGTCCTCTTGTACTTTGGCCATAATGTAACCTATTATTAATTGTTAAATAAATCATCAAATGCTGATGCTACATCATCTTTCACTTTTGGTGCAGATGCTTCTTCCTTTTCCCAAGGCAAGTCACCAACTTCTTGTGTACCACCTAAATCAGCAGATACCTTTGGTTGTGGTTTTGGTGCTGCTTTTGGAGCTTCCAATTCTTCAACAACTTCATCGGTGCTAGTTGCTGAACCTGGGTTCAACCAATTTTCTAACACACCTTTCAATTCTGAATAAGATAACTCTGAATACAATTCCGTAATGTTCTTTTGATTTTCCAAAAGAGATTGGATTTGGTCAGCGCTCTCTGCTAATTTAGATTGAGAAGGTTTAACACGAATAGTTGTTGTTGGATAAGCTGCATTTGAATCTTCAGCGGATTGAATTTCTACAACGATATCTCTACCATTCATTGGGTCGGTGATATCTCCGTAATCCGGGTCAGCGATATATCCTAAGATATCCTGATAAACCGTCTTACCAAATCCCCAAAACTTAACACCTTCGTTTTCTTTACCTCTTACGATAACAGGTGCGAAAGTTCTTAACTTTGGCTCCATCTTCTTACCTGCTTTCCAATCATCAGTATCGCCTGTACGTTTAAGTTTTTCAGCGAACTCAACAATTGGGTCAGGTCTGCCGAAAGATGCAGGACTCAAATAAGTTTTGTTGTTAATGTTGTAGTGAAAGAATAATTCAATGAAAGGAATATCTTTATTGAATTTGTAGGGAACTAATCTGATTTGATGTTTTCCCGGTGTCGGCTTCCAAAGTGAATCTGATTTTTTGGAAGTGTTTTGTAACGAGTTGAATCTCGATAGGGCAAGTTTAATGTCCATTTTTTTACGTTTTAAAGTTAATAATTAAGTTTAATGTTTAAGGTTTTATCGCGATATCCTTATATCTAAATATAACCTTTTTGCATTTTTGTATAACAAATATATGATTTTTTTTACTATTTTCCAAATTTATTTTGCCCATTTTCCTCTACTTACCAATTGAGCAATAATCCCATATACTGATAAATCTTCGTATGTATCTTGTACCGATTCTCCAACCTCATCTGGCTGTCCTAACACTACTAATTGCTTTAATCTTTGAACCTTATCATTGATTCTAAACCAAAGACCTGTAAGTGATAACTTAACATCATCTTTCGTTTGTAATGCAGTTCCTACGGAAATATTGCCAGGTCCATAGTTTCGTTGTTTTTTACAAAATGTTTCATACATTTCGGCTTGAATTTTCTTAAATTCAGCCATCATTTCTGGATATACTCTTTCGCAATGTTCTCTTGCTGTTTCTTCGTGCATTTCTGTCATAACTTATTATTTATTTAAATTTAAATTATCTGCTTCTACTCTTTGTAGGATTATAATAGAGCCTACGTTTTCTCTTACGTTTGAAAATGAATGAATACGATATTCAGTATTACGTCTTACAAAATCCAATACTGCATTTTGCAATTCTTTTTGAGTCCAAAAATCATCAATCATAATAAATTTAGTTTGTAATGTTTTTGTAAGTATTAATTCTTCTAACAACATATCATAGGTGTGTGTACTATCTAACCAAGCCAAATCTACTTTGATTCCCGTGTTATTTAATTGAGTAAGTAATTGAATACTACTTATGTTCTGATAAAATACTTTATTATCATCATAATATTCATTAATGAAATTTACACATCTCATCGATTGATTATCGGAATGTGCATCGCATGTAAATAGTTTGAAATCCTTTAAGGTTTCATATAAAACGTAACTAAAAGAACCATAATTAGTTCCTGTTTCAACAATTGTAAATGGAGTTTCTTGTAAGAGAAATTCTCTCATAAATGTAGTACCACGCTTAGAATTATTTAGGTCATATTCTGAAATACCATCAATACTTCCGGCATTACCACCCCAACCCATTCTATTGTTTAGGCTTTCATTTATAAGGAATTCGTAAACTGGTCCTTGGTAAATATCCTTCATAATTTATTAAATTGTTTATTTCAACAAATATAATAAATTAATTCTGAATTTCCAAATTAAAACGTATTAATATTTAATTCCGATACATTTAAGTTTTTATGTACCTTTGTTGGGATTTTTTTGTACCCGTAGTTTGATGTGGTGATGATACAATTTCTGAATTCATCCCAATCTAATTGATATGAAGTATCTAATTGTCCACCTGTTTTTGCTTTGATAACTTCATTCAAAGCGTTGATTGTGTAAATAGTATTTGATTGCTTCTTTCTATGTACTAATATAGTTTTCCATTGAGAGCTTACAGGTGCTGAACCTTTCTCAACGTTATAGGTTATAAACAAATCATCTTCTTTTAATTTACTTTCCAATACAAACACATTTGGGTTTATAAGCGTGTAGTTTTTTAAGATAAATTCTAAAGATATATCTAATTCATTTTTGTATGTGAACAAACATAAAAGTTGTGTATTCATTTTTATCTTTTCTTTTTATCACACGATACGATGTGTGATGGATTTACGTTATTTGGTGTCATCCATTTTTTACCACCAAATGAACTAAATTTAAAACCTGGATTGTAAGACCAACCCATACAACATTTTTTAATAATACCATCCAATTCCTCATTTACAACTGCACCGGTTCTCTCATTTACTTTACTTCTTTCATTTGAAAAATAATTAAAATCAGTATCGTTATTATTTATAGTTTGTACAGATGCACCTGATAGAGTATGTAATCTTAATAATTTTTTATATTCTCTCCTATCAGGTTCAGATAATGGTCCAACTCCGTTTCTCATAGCAGTTTGAAATGCGTTTTCAGCTTGCTTATCAGCAGTTGCTATGATATTTTTATATTCATCTTTTGAAATGATATTATTCTTAACAGCCCAATTTAAATGAAACATTATTTGTTTTTCTCTTTTAGCAACATCTTGTGAAGATGGTGGGTATTTACCATCTTTACTTTTACCATATACAAATTGATGAGTACTCAATAGATTTTGAAGTACTAATTTTGTTTCAGGGTGTTTATATTCTGTTTGCTCAACTTTAGAATCACTTTGTCCTGCGCCACCTTCCGCAAATTTAACACTCTGTCCACCAACCAAAACCATAGATGTTTTAATCATTTTAAAATTATCTGCAATTGATTTTGCAACATTACCACCTTTTGATAATTTTAAATTTGGTTCTTTAAATGCAATTACATCGGATACTTTGAATGTTTCTGATGATGGTAAAAATGCATGATATCCTCTACCAAGCATTTTAGAAAATACCAATACTTCTAATAAGTCTGGCACAGCGGTTCTAAAATCTTTATTAAGAGTCATAGCTCCCAATACATCATCCAATTCCTTTTCGTAATTTGGATTACTACCATTTTGGTTAAACTTAATACTATTAAATTTATTTAAAATATCTTTTTGTTCTTTTGTAATAGCACCATTTCTTTTAAATAATTCAGAAAACTTTTGTGTATATAATTTTTTAACATTATCAAATGTTTTCACTCTACCTTCTGGCGTAGATGTATCTCCAAAATCAACAACTTCAAATTTGGCAGCGGTAGACATCATTTCCAATTGCTTATTATATCTTCTCAATGCTGCGATTGCAGTTTTAGCTTCTAATTGTGCATTTGGTATTCCTAATTTATTAAGCTCCAATGCTAACTCTTTTTCTTTAGGAATTGAAATTGGTTTATGAGTCACACCTTCTAATACAACTGAACCATCTTTGCCAGTTTGAGCGGTAATTACTTTTCTAGCTTTGGTTATTTTATTTGCAACTACTTCTTTTTTACCCAAAGCCCCTTCTTGAGCTTTGGTTGATTGTAATCCAAATGATTGAGTAAGTTGTTTTAATGCTTCTCTTTTTGTTGCACCAAATTCAACTTTCTTATGTTTTTTAAATTCACCAGGTGTTACATTTGCTATGTACAATGTAGCTTCACCTTCTTTATCTTTAAATGCTACAAATTTTTGTAGTAAATCTTTCTCTTGTGCATTAACTTTTTGGCCTGATATCATTTTCTCAAACCCACCTACTAATGTTTTGATACCTCTATCACCTAAACTCTTTTTTAATTCAGGTGTAAAATCTTTTTGAATAACGTGAGATAAAGCTGCTGTTCTTTTTGAAACTTCTTCTGGTTTTAAATTTAAACCGGAAGATGTAGAGCCTACAGATGGTTCTATTTTTTTCTGAGCTCTTTTTTCAGCACCTGTTACTTTAATTGTAGCTGGTTTAGTCGATGCTTTTGGGGTATTCTTTGGGGCTTTTATTTTATTACCCATTAACTTCATAGCTGCTAAATATGCTGGATGTTTTTCATCGTATCCAACAGCAGAAGAAAATTTTACAGTATGTTTTTTTCCTTTTTTATCAACATATGTTACATCGGGGTCCTCTTTTGATTTTGCTTTTTCTCTTAAAGCATTAATTACTTTAGAAGCATATATACCATTATCTTCTAAGATGGTAACTAATTCATCTAAGTGTTCTTCGTTTGTTAAATCAACAATTCCAGTCGGAACTCTGTAACTTAATTCCAATAATATTTCTTCAAAATTTGGAGTCATTTATTTTTTTTATTAGTATATTCTATAAGTATCGGATATAAATATAAATTTTTATGGGATTAACTCCAAATTATCATAATTACTTCCTTCGTATGCTCGGACTGGAAACCCACCTCTTTCTAAGATAAACTTTAAATCTTTTAAAACCCATTCTTTTTCGGTTGGATGTACATCGATTAAAAACGCATCATATGTATATAGTATCATTTTTGACCTTCTACCATCTAAACACTTCAATACTTCCTCAATCTTTTTATAATTAATTTCAGTTTCCAATGCCTGTAATAGGTAGTTGAATACTTTTTGTTCAGTCGCACCTTCGATTCGTTGAAATGGGATTTCTCTTTTGTAAAGTGGAGTCGTTAAACGGCCCGAAATTACGAATTTTTGATAAACGGATTGTATATACTCATCCACCTTTTGAAAGAACGGAATCCCCTTAGCAAACTCATCCAAACCACCATAAAGGT